GGCAATCGTCTTTCCCGATCGGATAGATCCATCTGCGATCACATAATTGTTCTCCGAAGTTCTGATCATTGGTCTCCACCAGTGAATCAATCTCTGCTGTTGCGGAGAAAATGGCTTGAAATTAAACTTCGCCGGTCTCTTCTTCCGCCTCGGCATTTTCTTCATCCTCCTCAAATAATCCCTGCAGATCCTCTGCTGTTGGTCTCATTGCTTTCAGGAAGCTCTGGATATTATCATCTCGACTATCTGTATCTCCAACTTCCTGATCTCTGGCTCTCTTAGCTCTGTCTGTCCGGATCTTCTGTTCTTCCAAATCTTCTGCTGATTTATCTGTCTGACCAACTGTTTTCATGATTGCTTGATAAGCTTTTACATCTCCAAGCATTGCTTGCTGAATCATGGCCATTGTAATTACTTCTTCATAAGTACTCTCGCCACCATCTGCCCGTAATATATCTGATAAGCCGTCAACTTCTACTTGCATCGTTAACAGCTTGTTCATTGTGTCTCTGAGAGCTGCTTTCCTACGTCTTGTCGCGCCGGATTTAATTCCGCCGTTTCTTCCACGTTCTCTCGCTTCCCTCTTGCTTCGTACTGGTTTTAAGTTGTGTTCATTCGCCACTTCACCACCTTCAATTCTGGTTTATTTTAATGGATCATACAGGTATCGAACCTGTGACATTTCGCTTATGAGGCGAATGTTCTACCACTGAACTAATGATCCGAATTTTGCGTATTAGAAAAGCACCCCGAAGGGTGCCTATAATTCGCTATTCTGTTTTTTCTAAACTTCGCAATCTTTCTTTATATTTGTAAATTCGACAATTGAGTTCAACAATAATCCCAATAACAGCAATTGAAACTATAATCTTTTCACGCAATTCTAGCCATTCCGAGCTTACACACATAAAAATTGCAGGAATATAAAGCACTCCTAAAACATTCATCAATGCTTCTCCCATATTTATCGAACGACTCACTTCATCTTTTGTCATATCAAAAAGTTTTCGTCCATGTTGTAAATGATCGCCCCATATTAGTGCGCCAAGCCCTACTATAAGCAATACAATATATAGCCAACCAGTACACAATTTATTAAAAATCACATCTACTATAGCCCCTGCAACCATAACGTACCAAAATCCATCCCTTACTTTTTTCACTAAATTTTTCATTTTATCCTCCCTCATCATAGCATTTATATCATCATAATACCTCTTTTTCTGACATTACGCAACGAAAAAGACGACCTGTCACCAGATCGCCTATTCCAATACTGAGGAAAAATTCTCTTATGAAAAAGATCGTATCGAAAACCATCTCTGTTTTTTCGATGTTATCATATTACTACTTTTTATCGGGACATTGGGGGACATTTTCAAAATATCTTTGAATTTTTTTCTTGATATTCTCGTCCGTGTACCGGATCCGGCGTTTCGGGAACATTTTGTTCATCTGATCTGCAACCTTTGGATACGACAAATCATCCAGAAAATACAGCCGGAAGATAATCCGCAGTTCGCTCTTCTCAATGGATTCTATGTACTCTTCCACCTGGATTGTCATTTCCAGAAGTTCTTCCTCCAACTCCTCAAGCCTTCTGGTTCTCTTATTCAGCAACTGTTCTTTTCTGAAAATCACGCCAACCGGTCTGCCAGTGATCTTTACCGTGCCAAGTGGCTTTTTCCCCTTCTTACCACATGATACCGAATCCACAACAATTTGTCCATGCAGTTTATCCAATTCTTTCTGGATTTTTTCAATTCTCCGGCGCAGATCCTTAATCTCTTCTTTCATATCCGCGTACTCAATCAAAATGCCCTTGTCCACCGGTATCCACCTCCGCTGTAATGTCATACTTCTTCGCCAGATATTCCGCAACGCTTACGCTCTGGTAAGCCGGTCTTTTGAATCTCTCCAACGCCTTTGCATCATGCCGGCTCTCCAACTCTTCATAACGCTGCTGTCTATCCATCCGCTGCTCTTTTCTGCTTCGTTTCTCCTGCAAATTATCACCTTCTATCCTCTGAACACTTCCGGAAGCGGCATCCACGCCACAACCTTATACGGTTCTCCCTTTTCATCGAACCAGACACCAGTCTGGGAATAATACAGCGTTGTTGCCTTATCAGCTCCCTCGATCGTGACCAGAAACTCCGCTGCATATTCACTTTGCACATATGATTCTATGAATTCCCGTTGATCTGGGAGACGTTCTGCTGTTGAAATCCAGTTATTGTTCATCTTCTCACTCCCCTTTCGACGTCCCCAGCACATTCACACCAACTTCCCTCTCCAGCTCTTCATTCATCAGCTGAAAATATTCCTCGTCCTTCTGTGCAAAATGCATCTGGTGTAAAACAAATTCCAAATATTTCAAAACTCCCTTTCTTTTGCAATGATAGTTCCGGTACAAATAATCTACACTGATCAGCAAGAAGCAGTTCATTGCCTCTGCTGTGTGTTTGTCCAGTTCCTTCTGGCGTTCCTTTTGGAACTCCGGACTATCCATGATCTCTTTTATCTGCTTTCGAAGCTTATGTTTCCTTAGCTGTTTATCTGCCCAACTCATTTATTCAACCTTTCTGCCTGTTTTTAGGCATAAAAATACCAACCACCGAATATTGATGGTTGGTAAAAATATTATTTTTTTTCAATATATGTAATATTATGGATTCCATCTGGTGCTTTTTCATCTATTACATCTAACTCGCTACTTTCAGATAAAAATTGTCGCATATTTTTATATCCATAATTTCGTGCATCAAATCCAGGTAACTTATTAGCTAGCAGTTTCCCTATTTTGGATAAATGAACTCTCTTTTCATCTGCAAAATATGTATCTAACAAATCAACAATATCATTAAGCACATCTTCTTTCTGCGGAACACTAATCGTCGTTTCTTCATCTTCCTTAACCGGTTCATCTACACGTTTTTTCTGTTCAACTTCTTCGTCTGCTTTATCCTCTATCTCTTCTTCGCTCTTATAAATCAAATCTAAGATCATGAATTTATCGCAAGCATTGGCTAAGGACTCTTTTGTTTTCTGTTCTCCCATACCAATAACTAATTTTCCGGTTTCTTTTAATCGATATGCCAATTTCGTAAAATCACTGTCACTAGACACAATGCAAAAGACATCTATTTCTCCAGAATATAATAAATCCATCGCATCTATTGTTAACGCCTGATCTGCAATGCTTTTTCCGTTTGCATATGATATTTGAAGCACTGGGTTTATTCCTTGAGTTGGCATTACACTATACCAAGCTTTTACAGTAGGACTGCTTATTGATCCGTATAATCGAAAAAATTTTATATTTCCATAGCTTGATGCTTCTTGCTTTATAAATCCAGCATATTTAGCGGATACATTATCTCCGTCAATTAATATTGCTACCTGGCATTGCTTTTCCATGATATTTTCCTCCCGTACATTTGATACAGGAATTATACCATTCCAACCACCACTATTCAATTGTCAACGTACAGTTCCGATCATTTTCGACTATCTTCGATATTCAAATTTACCTTTTATGTAATCTGCCAATGCCTCTTTTAGATTCTTTTCTATCAGCATGATTCTTTTTCCTCCCAGTACTCTATTACATACTCTGTCTTCGTTCTGCCAGAAGACTTACTACCTGCATCTGTTACAATCCTTCCGATCCTGACTGAGTATCCCGCCTTTAATAACAGCGTTGCCACCTTGAGCCGATCTTCTTCGTTCCACTGTACGGATCCTTTTCTGATACTGCGAATCACATTTCTACTCATGTGCTATCCTCCATTTATCATGCAGCGTCTGCACCCTACCACCGAACCAAATCAGTAAACCGCAGATATCTGGTCGGTTGTCATATTTCTTCATCATGGCTTCCATGTTCTGATTCCATAATGCCATATCATGATTTGATAGATATTTTTTATAAATTCCCCAGCAATCATTGTAAATTGCCTTGATTCGTTCCTCCATACATCCTCCTTGTTACCGCATGTTACCATTTTCTTTATCCTGTTACCGTCTCCAGGAAACCGCTGAACCCATTGAAAATACTGCGTTTCAAGCATTTTTCGGAATGAAGTTACCGAGTTACCACACGTTTTCCCATATAGAAGAAAATATTTTTCTCACTTTCACATATTTTTTTCTTCTCTATAAGGGTGAATTTTGCCCGGTAACTTGGGTAACGGGTAACTTTTACTTAAATGGCAGCTCTTCCTGCTCACATTTATCCATTGTTTCCACCGGCTCAAACCCATCCTTATCAATGTTGTCATTCAACCGTAGGAATACACACCTGATTGGATTACCATCTACCTTTTTCACCTTTGTCATACGTCCGCCCTGCGTCTCGATCAGACCTTTGCGATCTGCCCAGGACAAAAAAGCCTTGTCAGAAAATCCTCCACTCTTACATAATTCCTTGAACGCCTGGTTATAGATGATAGCAACTCCCTTTTCAAGCGTTCCCCATTTTTCCACTTTCGTGTCCATATCAAAGCGCTGATTGTTCATGGCAATCTTGTCCTGCAGATATCGATAGCAGCGCTCATTGTCACTCAAATCATTCCTGTTGATCAGAACAGTTTTCGCCTGCTCAATCGTAATATATTCTCCATCCCGGAACAGATAATCTGTCGCGACTTTATCTGCAACCAATAAAATCGACAGTGACAGGCTCTGTTTCTGCATGGCTTCATCATCTTTCAGTTCTTGCATGAACTCTTTCTGCATCTGATGCAGTTTTTCCTTGCCAATCCCTTTCAGAATCTCTATATATCTTTTTCCGGCAAGACCATAATTCTTCTTCACAATCTCGGCAGTCTCTTGCGGATCCGCATACACATTATCCTTGCATTCTACTTCCAGAATACGGTTGATGGCTCCACCCTGGGACACATAAGAATTAAGTGGACGTTCTCCATTTGTCAGAATACAGTTCTTCCATCGATTCTCTCTGGTGATTCCAAGCTCTTTGTTAGATCTGCTCTTTCCCTTTCCAGAGCACATATCATAAACCATTCCTTCAAAGTTATCCCGGATACGGCTGCTCGTCTTACTTGTATCATCCAAAACCATTGGCAGATGATTCAGCATGTCTGCTTTTGCTTCCAATGCTACTTCTGTCGTCTTAAAATCTCCGATATATGCCGATTCATCCGGATTCGCCCAGATAGACGTTGCGACCATCAGCGATACCGTTTTACCGCCCTCTGTTTCTCCCCAGAGATCTACGATAAACGGAAGTCCACCCAAGAGACTAACCAGAACACTTGCAAATGATGCAGCCATCATAAACTTAATCTCCAGGCGCTTTGTCTTTCGGAGTTTCAGCATATGACTCTGCCAGATTTTCCAGTTGCCACGTTCTGAAACACTCTCATAAGCCTGCCGGAATCGCTGATCGCCATCAAATACAATCTCTGTATCATAGGGAATAAACTGATCCTTAATCCATCCGAGCTTACTGGTGGAATACTGCACTTTAATATGGCTATCATTCATATTTTCAACATCTGACAGAAACCGGACCAGTAGCTTTGCGTTTTCAGATGTAACAGAAATTCCACGTCCAGAAAGCGCCACGATCTTACTGGCAGATGTCACCATCGTTTTTGGAACAATGATCTCATCCCATCGTCCATTTCGCTTGTATGCAATCTTGATCTGTTCTTCACCTGTCTCCAGATTCTTCATTCGTTCTACCGGAAGAATGGGATGATAACAGGCGACCGCATCCACCTGGCTGTCATTCTGTGCATATACGCCATCTTCACCGGCAATCCATGCTCCGCAGAACATGTTATTGTATGGTCCTTCAAAGTTTGTCCACTTATCCAGCATTGTGATTGGCTTCTTGCGCTCTCTTTGTTTCGCTTCTTTGTCCACCCTTTTATAGGCTTTCAGAAGCTCTTCAAACTTCTTTTTTACGCCAAGCTCTCCAGCACGATCTGTAAGAGAAAGGATCATCCGGGCCTTCATAATCTCATCTTCCTGTTCGAATATTTCCAGAAAGATTTCTTCGCTCAATATGCTTTTACTGTCCAGCCTTGCTAAAGGCTCCATGTGATCACCTTCTCTCTTCTAATAATTCTGCATGATATAATTCAAGCTGCAGTGCATTATAACAATCACACCATGCGTCTGACAGCGGCTCTGTTCTGTTTAAAAATTCCCGGTATACAGAAATCAGATCGTTGTTCAATCTGCGCTTGTCCCGCATCTTTGCTTCCTGTTTTTCTCTCATCAGCTTTTCTTTTTTTGCCCGATATATCGCCAGAGAAGACCTGAAAGATGGATTCTTTTCGTATTCTCCGCCAAGCATCAGGAAAGCATCTTTGAAAGAAATCCCATAAAATCTTTCTGTAAAAGTAAAGATATCTCCATTCGCTCCACAGCCAAAACAGTGAAAATCTTTATCATAAACTTTCATGGATGCTTCATGATCGCCTTTATGAAATGGACACTTGATAAATCCCGCTCTGTTCGGTCCAGGAAGTCCGCATTTGACCAGAATATCCTTCATGGAGTAAGTCTGCTTAATTTCTTCGCGCGTCATCTTACATCACCGCATTCGGACAAAATACGCATAATCTCCGTGCCTGTATCTTTCTTCTCACAAAATTCAAACCGTACATTATATCGGTCTCGAATGGTACACATGGATTTATATAGTTGTTTTCCATCAACTGCTTTAGCTGACACCACATACTTTTCACGTTTCCCGTTTACCATTCTCCACCGGACTTCATGCTTCCTTGGATTCTGCCAGAACCACACATCTTCCAGATTTTTCACATCTGGTCCATGTTCCACCAGGATCACAAGCTGTATGCCTGCATCAATCGCTTTAAGCAGCTCCTTCTTAAACCGCTCATGTTGCTGGCAGACATTTCCGCATAACTCCTGCAGGTTCTGCTTCCGATCAATAATGAGCCGGGGATTATCCAGACTCATATAATCCCCGACCAGAAGCTTGCTCGAAAAATGTTTCACTCCATTCTCGTCAAATGTCTTGATGATCTTCCGAATTGCCCGCCGCTTTTCTCTTGTATCAATTTGTATATCCACTTGTACCAACTCCTAATTAAATGGTAATTCTTCGTCAATTCCATCCGGAATATTCATAAATCCATCTCCTGCCGGTGTGGATCCAGATGGATATCCATTGATGTGATTCTTATATGCTTGTGTTTCTGTCTCCATTGGAACTGCAGCCTCTTCCACTTTATCCTGTGATACAAACCATCTCAAAACACGCTTTTCAAGCTCTCTTCCCTCGTAGTAATCCATCTGGATTCCAAATACTCCTCCAACCAGCTTATTCTTGAACTGCTTGCCAAAGTTATCTCCCCACTGTGTTGTGAATCCCTGATTGGAATGTTCTACGCAGGTCAGGAATGTCTTAAAGGATCTACTGCAGTTTCCTTCGTTATCCTCTGTCAAAATATACTGCGTTGCCTGATTCGGCCATTTCTTTTCTGGACGGATATCATTTTTAAATGCTTCCGCAAAATATCCAGCCTGCTTATCTCCCGGTGCAAAATCAAAAAACACAACGATCATTGGTTTATTTGTCCTTGACATCCGTTCCTCCACCTGTTTGATTACCAGTTTGTGTCCTCCAAGTTCTACAGGAATAAATTCTCCCTGAACCTGTGTTTCTTCGTAATTGTTTGGTTTTTTCATCTTAATAGTCCTCCAATGCTTTCATTACTTCTACAATATCGTTGTCAATCTCCATCTGATCAAATGCACCCATCGGTGATTTCGCTGTGCTGTTGTTTGCCTGGGTTTCAAATTTGTAGGCTCCGTCTACACACTTACTCAAAAGCACCGTGGTAAATTTGCTTTCCAGGCAAATCTTGTCCAACTTCTTTCCGGAAGTCTTGATTCTGGTAAACATATAGCCGGCTTCATCATGATCCGTCTGTGTATGGGCTGTGAAAATGATCGTCAGGTCTTCCCTGTATGTATAGGCTTCACACACCAGATCCCAGACACAGGCTGCAAGATCTACCCATTTGTCGTATCCTTTTTCCTTGCTCCGGCGCATTTCATCTGCTACCATCAAGCCATTGATCGTATCCACTACGATTACTTTCACACTAGGGCATGCTTCAGCAATGCGCTTGATGTACTGACGAACCACATTTGCATCATCACACGCCAGATAGTTCTTATTTTCTTTGTTGTACTGTTTTCTCCATCCTTTCCATGAAAGGCCTTTCTTGTCAGCATCAATGTAATATGTTGACTTTGGATCTAAATTTCTCATGGATGTTGTTTTCCCTGATCCGGATTCTCCGGCAATACAAATAACCTTTGACATTCGCTTTTCCTCCTTATAGAGTTCTGGATCAACTAACTCCGCCTGACTCCAGAATCCTTTTGAATTCATATTTTTTATCCTGTTTTCTTCCATAAACTTCTTATATTTTTCTTTTCCGTAATACTGAAGCTTTCCACTCTTATCTCTGATGATACGTTTCAGAAGACTTTGACTTTTCGTTTCTCTGTAATAAATCCTTGGAAATTTATCTTTCACTTCCTGAAATTCTTTAACATACGGTCCTATATTGTATCGATATTTCAAATATTTCTTTCCTGGATGATCGCTGATTCGAATGGAATTGCACGCACCGTAGTCCAGCTTCAGATAGATACTGTTGGAAGAATACGCATCATATCTCTGAATGATAAATCCTTCTGATATCAAATTCCTACAGAGCATTTCCGCAATATCATTCAGCTCCATCGTTTCCTTCTTCTGTTACTCTGCTTGCCCATAAATCCGCAAAATGTAAAAGCATATACAGTGGTGTCTCCTTTCCCTGGATCTCATATTTAAACGGTCCATATAATCCGTTATGCCAGAGGATTGCAAGTTGTTCTTCCTCTGTCAGTTCAATAAATCTTGATGCAATAGCCACAGATCTAACCTCATGATCAACATATCTGAGATCCGGATTGGATTTATACGGCTGCGCTTCACTCTGCTTCGGTTCTGGATCCGGATTTGCTTTTGTCGCTCTTCCCTTCAGCATGTTCGGAACATAATTCGGCTTTCCAAACTGTCCCATCTTTCCAAGATCATGAAGTAATGCTACGACAATAAAAGAATTCATCTGATCTTCATTTATCACTCCTAACCCACTCGCTATCCTCAGAATATTCTCATATACGTTAAGGCTATGAATTGCGAGTCCGCCTTCCTCTGCCAGATGATATCTTGTACTGCATGGTGATGTGAAGAAACCATTTTCTTCCATATAACTGATCAGATCATCAATTCCCTCTCTTCCGGTATTTTTCAAAAGTTCCTTTATTCTTTCCTCGTTCATTATTCTTCCTCCGTATCTAATTCAAATCCTATGATTGCTGCGATATCTTCTTTTGATACGCTATAGTTACTTCTCAATGTATAATCTTTTAAAAATTCAAGTCTCGTCTGCGCTTTTAAGAACTTTTTGTATTCCGACACAGGAATTTTGACCATTTCTTCATTGTTGCTTCTTTCTTCCATGGCATTTCCTCCAATTATTCTTTGTCATAAACCACTCGCTCTGCAGCCTTCACGATCAGAAGGCTTGCAATCTGTTTGAGCGATAAGGTTGATTCATTGTAAATTTCTACCAGTGCGTTGTAAGCTTCCGGTGTTACCTTAACGACCATCTGTGCACCTGTCTGCTGCTTTTTCCTCGCAGGAATGTGTATTGCTTCATCGTTCACTTGACTTTCTCCTCCGATTTTCCTATAATTTAGTTGAGTTTTTTGTTATGTGCGCCACTGGAAGTTGCCGCTTCCGGGCGCATTTTTATTGTCTTTACGCCTATCCTATCCAGATAATTTGCCAGATCCGACAAGTATGCGATCGCATTATTCTTGTAATACTCGGATGTACCATCAACCCGATCCAGTGATTGAAGTTTATTGATCATCTTATCAAGCTCTGACGTTCTCATGCTCTTACGCTGCCTCTCTTCTGGCACGTTCCCTCGCCTCCTTTATTTTCCTTTTCCGGTACTGCCATTCCCGTATCCGGAAATATTCCAGTGCAAATGCTCCGGTAGTAAGTGTTGTGATTCCAAGTGCTGCATATAAGTAAAACAGCTCCTGGCTTTTCACCGAACACGCACCAGCCATCATCAAGATTCCGATAATACTTGCCGTTACGCTGAGTGTCTTTGCGATCTTGTAAAACATCTCTTATCCCTCCTTTGCTTGTCCAACTGGTACCGCTTACGCGGTTTTCTCAATGGTATATGTAATTTTCACTTTTTCCTGTTCTTCCAATAAAGAAATCATCACCTGTATGATTTTTTCGATATCGGGTTTCATATTTATCACCTACTTTCTATTGAAGTTTATGCGGTGCTGGTTGTACTTGTTGATTTGTCCTACTACTGTCTGGTATAATTTCCGTATCAAATTATGAAAGGATAATCATCATGCTTTCGTTTGTATCAAATATCGATTTAGAAAAAATTATAAATATTTTATTAGAGCCATCTGTCACTCTTACTCTTGGCATCTTTACATTACTAATTAGTCGAAACTCTAATTTATCTACTTTAGCTCGTGAAAGACTAGATAAGGTATACCATCCACTCTTTTTAGAAATCGAACCTTTTTTATACAAAAAAGTATCTCTTAACGACATAAATGCTTTTCTTTCTAAATACTATGAATTAGAAAACTCACATTCTCTTCTTATTGATCCTGTTTTACGTCAAGAGATTCGCTGGCTTGAAAAACCATCTGCTCTGCAAGAGGATAAATATGGCTATAATCAATGGTTCCGAATTTGCGATCAGATTTCCAAAACATATGACAAACTATGTAAACAAGCTCATCTCCCTGTTCGCAGTATTTCTTATCGGATTAACTACAGGCAATATCGTTCAAAAATTCGTATGATATTCGCTCTTATATGGATTGAACTACCAGCAATTGCATTTTTTAGCCTATTACTCGGTTTCGCATCTCCACGTCTTTTAGCTGTTACATATGCATTGTTCTTTTTATTTTTGATGAAGACATTTTTGGATAACTTGTAATACAACGATTGCGCAAAGGAATATAATAGCTACTCTTTCTCTGGGATATCTGTTTATCAGGTATCCCATTATTAAAGCAATTCCAACAATATACAGGACAACCACTATTTCCATCTCATCCCTCCTTACTTTTCCAGAAAATAATCCACGGTTACGCCGAAGTAATCTGCGCTCCCTCTTCATCTGTTACATATACATAACCTGATCAACATATTTTCTTTCAACCTTAGTTTTTCGATCGATAATGTCTTCAATAGACAAATATCCGTCCTTATATTTTTTGCCAGCTTCTTTATCAGAGAGACTGGCGATTTTATTTTCTGCCTCTTTCAACAGAATAAGTTCTAAGCGTTTTACTCTTCGCTCTAATTCCTCTTGCCTTCTAATTGAAATTTCCCAATATCTTCTTGGAATCCACATCTTCCACACCTCCTATTCAATTTATTTTTTGTGTCCTGCCGTAAGACGCACATCACATTCCGCATATCCATCCGCAACATTCTCTACTGATAAATGCGCTCTTGGAATTTCATCGTCTGTTGCAAACAGATAATCTAATTGCAACGGGTACTCAGAAACGTTAAGCTCTTTCACTGTTCGAAATGCATCTTCTGTCATTTCCTCTTTCAAGAGTTTTGTTAATTCCTCGCTTGTTTTGTACGCAGAAACCAAATCAAATATCAGTTCACTGAACTTCTTTTCATCAGTAATTGCTCTGATAATATCGAATTTTTTTCATTTCTCTACCTCTCTTGTTAATTGAAACTATTCCTGCATTGTGATAATATTTTTTTAATCACATATGAAAGGAATATTTTTTAATGAATACAATCAGTTCTTTGTTTACTCGAGAAAACATCAATTTTTCTATTGCTATAATCAGCTTTATTCTTTCTGTTTATAATTTTGCTCATGAAAAATTGCAAAATCGAATGAAATTAAACATTACATATAAAAATCATTTCATAGCAGAGCATGACCACAAAAGTATTACTATCTCGCTTGCCTTCGAGAACCTTGTAAAAAATCCAATTTCAATCTCCAGAATCTATCTCTGTGTTGATGATGAAAAATATGATTTCTATTGGATTCCACAATTTGTCTTGCGTGCTACTCGCCAAACAAACGGAGAGGTAACTGACGAAATCAATGTCCATTCTATTCCTCTTCCATTTACCATAGAGGGCTATGGTGTTGTTGGTGGCTTTTTCTTCACTAAAGCTCCACAATCTGTATATGACTTAGAAAATGCAAATACTTCTTTACTGGTTTACAGCAACAAAGGAATAAAAACTTATCCTATTCTCATGAACAACACTTCTCGCGAGGGATAATTTAATTTTTCCACCGTTCGATAATGGTTGCAATTCCCAGAACAATTGAAGCAATTCCCAAAATCAAGGTAATTCCGCTTATATCCATTTATACTTCACCTCACTTTCTTATTTTGGAGTTGAGTTTTTCTTAACTTCATGTGTAAAAAAATATGCATGAATATCAGTATTTGGAATTTCAAGTATAGATATGGCGTTTTCCATTTCTTCCTGTCCCCAATCAACAACATTATTCAACTTGTTACTGACTGAAACTTCTGACAATCCCAGCTTTTTTGAAAATTCAGACTGCGTTCCAAATTTTTCTTTTATGCGCCCTCTCAATTTCCTATAATCGTAGTTGCAAGACATGTCATCATCTCCTTTCGGTTGAGTTTTTCTCAACTACAGATAGAATAGCATTTGTTTTTCGTATTGTCAACATGCTTTTTAAGTTTTTCTCAATTTTATTAAATTATTATTGATATTTTCTCAACTTTGATTTATAATCAAATTTAAAGAAAGCTTTAATCAGTGGAGGTGAAGATATTGGAAAAAGCAGAAATTAAAGACCGAATCAGAGAAGCTATGGAATTAAGAGAATTAACACAGTCAGAGCTTTCAGAAAAAGCAAAAATAGATAAAGGTCAGCTTAGTTCATATTTATCTGGAAAGTATAAACCCCGGCAAAGGAATATCGAAGCGCTTGCAAAAACACTTAATGTTGATGAAGCATGGCTCATGGGCTTTGATTCTCCAATGGAGCCTCAATTAGCCAATGAAAATCAATTTAATTCAGATGATGAACGCACTTTAATTCTTTCCTATAGAAAATTAAACGATAAGAATAAGAAAAAATGCTATATCTACACAAATACTCTTCTTACAAATCAGCAGATGGAGGAGGAGCTCATAGTGAATGCAGCCCGCAAGTATACCGATGTAGATGCAACTGACGAAATGAAACAACATGCCGATGATATCATGAACAATCCAAGCGAATGGGAGTGATTTAATGACATATGAAGAACTGCTGAATATTTCAGAAACCGAAAATCTGATAGTGAAAGAAAAGAATATTCCGGGATACGGCGGACGAATATACAAGAACCGAATCGCCATCCACCAAGGAATCGACACGTCCATCGAAAAAGCATGTGTTCTTGCTGAAGAACTCGGGCATTACTATACTACTGTCGGAGATATCTTAGATCAGTCTAAACCAGAGAACCGAAAACAGGAACGTCAGGCAAGACTCTGGGCATACAACAAGCAGATCGGTCTGATCGGACTGGTGCGAGCCTTTGAGCATGGCTGTCAGAACCGGTTTGAAATCGCTGAATACCTGGAAGTGACAGAAGAATTTCTGGAAGAATGTATTGAATGTTACCGGAATAAGTACGGGATCTGTAAACAGGTAGATAATTATGTGGTGTATTTTATACCGCAGTTATCGGTGATGAAATTGGTATAACCGCATAAGCGATTATATAGAAACACTTTTTATGAGGAGGTTCAACTTGAATATTGATGAATACATAGATCAACGACTGGATGCACAGATAAAATGGTATAGTGAAAAATCCTCTCACGCTCAAAAAATGTACAAACGTTCTCAAATTATAGAAATAGTCCTTGCTTCTAGTATTCCTCTTCTTTCAGGATATACATCAAATCGGATTTATATTTCTATAATAATTGGTGTGTTTGGAGCTATAATAGCCATTATCGAGTCATTATCCAAACTATACAAATGGCATGAAAATTGGATTCAATATCGCACAACTAGCGAATTATTGAAATACCATAAACATCTATACTTAACCCAGTCGCCACCTTACACCACTGGCGATGCTACTATAGAGAATATTTTTATAAAAAACATCGAAGATATTATTTCTTCCGAGAATAACCAATGGAAAGCGAATGCTGCATCTGATTCTTCAAAGAAATCTTCTAATTAACTGGCTCATATGTTTTTTCAAAAACATCTGGCTTACAAGGATACTGTTCTCCTCTAATGCCAGTGATAATCCAATCGCCTGGAGCGGCTCTCAAAGGGCCTTCAAGTGTTTGAATGATCATCTCTTCGTCAGTTTGATATGCTTCAATTACTATTGGTTTTTTTCTAAATTTCAAACTATTCACCTCGTTTCAGAAAGGAGTTAATTATGCCAAACTTATATAACTATCGTTTATTTATTAGCCACGCATGGAAATATGGACCAGACTACATTCGTTTAGTAAATCTTCTCGATAATGCATCATATTTTTCATACCATAATTATTCTGCACCTAGAGAAAAACCTCTTTTTCCTTCTGGTACACCTTACACATCTACAGATATTGCAAATAAAATAACCGATAAGATTCGTCCAGCCCAAATTACTTTAGTTATATCTGGAATGTATGCTGCTTATAGTGATTGGATGAAATATGAAATAGACGAATCCAAAAGAATGGGAATGCCTATTTTAGGAATTGTTCCTTACGGTCAAGAACGGATTCCTCTCTATGTTCAGCAGAACGCAACTGAAATTTTGCGTTGGAACACTGCCTCCATCGTATCGGCTATAAGACGTTATGTTTAAGCCATTTTCATTATACCAATATTTTTTTGCTGTTTCAATGCATGCGCAATTTACTTTGTATAGCAAAAAACATCCTTGTTTCAATAGGCAATAATATTTTTATATTTCTTTTTTCAGAAAGGACGTGATCACATGCCATTACCAAAACCAAACACCTACACAGTTGAAGATATCTATCTTCTCCCAGATGGACAACGCGCCGAGCTGATTGATGGTCAGATCTACAATATGGCTCCACCAAGTCCATTGCATCAGAAACTTGTAATGGAATTATCTGCAACCATCAGAAACTACATTAAATCAAATAGTGGTTCCTGTGAGGTTTATCCTGCTCCATTTGCTGTTTTTCTTAATCAGGATAATTATAATTATGTTGAGCCGGATATCTCCATAATATGTGATCCAAACAAAATGAACGACAGAGGATGCAACGGCGCTCCTGATTTCATCATTGAAATTGTATCGCCAAGCAGCCAGCGCATGGATTACCTTACAAAATTATTTAAGTACCGTACAGCCGGTGTCCGCGAATACTGGATTGTCAATCCAATGACACGGATCGTCCAAGTCTACTGTTTTGGTGAGCCAGAAGATTCTACGCAATATTCTTTTGACGAAGAAATCAGCGTGGGAATCTACAATGATTTAAAGATCCGTATTGCCGATCTGCTGAAATAAATAAAAAACCGCTCCTGCGCCAACAGGAACGGTCGAGCGATGAAACATACACCAATATGTTTCTCTATTAAGTTCTCCGAAGAGATACCCAAATGCAATAATATTGTATCATCTCCGGAGCAGCCACGCAAGAGAACAAAAGTTCTCGGGCTGTTATTTTTATACTCATTTTTACGTATATTGAAGAGAAAGGTGATATAATATGCCGAGTAAAATTGAACGCTGTGCCATTTACATCCGTGTGTCTACCGCTGAACAGATGATGCACGGTAAATCCCTGGAAGCGCAAAAGCAGTACCTGACCAATTACGCCAAAGAACATAATATGACCGTTGCTGGAGTTTATGCTGACGAGGGTAAAACTGCCCGTAAAGAATTAAAAAAGAGAAAAGCTATCCATTCACTCCTCGAAGATGTAAAAGCCGGAAAAATTGATGTGATCATCTTCTGGCGGATTGACAGATGGTTCCGTAACCTGTCTGATTTTTACAAGGTGCAGGAAGTCTTGGATGATAATAACGTCCATTGGATCAGCACCAGTGAACCCGGAATCAATATGGAAACCAGAGACGGTCGACTGCAGCTGAATGTAGTTCTATCTATCGGTCAGAATGAGGTCGATACCACCAGCGAACGTATCAAATTCGTAAATGAAGCATCTATCCGTCAGGGAAAGCTGATCTTCGGCGATGTGAATATGGGATATGGTTATAAATCCGGAATCATTGACGGCGTAAAACGCATGGTAAAAGATCCTGATCGAGAAGACACTGTAAATGCCTTTTATCGTTTTTTCTTTAAGCACCATGCAAAAGGGCTTTCCATGCGCTATATTCAGGAAAATTATGATCCGGATTTTACATGGGCGAATATGCGAACACTGCTATCGAGTGAATTTTACAAAGGAACCTATCGCGGGATTCCATACTGCCCTGCTTACCTGACAGAATCTGAATGGAACAATCTGCAGGAAATACAGAACGCAAATGTTAAGCGTGCTCCTTCTGGCCGGATTTATCTTTTCAGTGGCATGATAAATTGTCCGATCTGTGGACGCAGGCTTAGCGCAAGAGGCGGTTCGTCCATTATCAACAGGAAAACCGGTGCCAAAAAAGTATACTGCTATTACCGATGCAATAAAGCTTTTATTGATCACAAATGTACATACAAGCACATGGTAAGTCAAAATCTCATAGAACAATACCTGATTGAGCATCTGGAATACGAATACAATAAATTTAAAATAAAATGTAAAAAAATTGAAAAGGAACAAGAAAAAAAGAAGAAAATTCAGACTCCGGAAAAGCTCCAGAAAGAATTGGAACGATTAAATCTTCTCTTCCAGAAAGGAAGAATCGAATGGGATTATTACAGCAAAGAATATGATCGGATTGAAAACGAACTGAATGAATTGTTAAATGCGGCTCCGGAATTAGAACCTGATTATGCTTATCTGGAAGAGCTGCTGAATACAGACTTTAGAACAATGTACTACAATTTAACCCAAGAAAACCGCAGGGCCTTCTGGCATTCTATTATCCGGGAGATTCACCTGAACACTGATCATACTGTCGACTCTGTTGATTTCTTATAGCGTCTTGTACTAACTGGTTGACTCCGTTTGGGGCGGATAAAGTTATGACCGCCGTCCTCTCCGGTGAGGCAGATATTGGCTTTATGGGAAGTGAATCTTCGATTTATACTTACCAGGAGGGTGCAAATGATGTCATCAAAAACTTCGCGCAGCTTACGCAGCGCGCCGGAAACTTTCTGGTCGCACGTGAAGAAATGCCGGATTTTTCATGGGATGATCTGAAAGGAAAAGACGTTCTTGGCGGAAGAAAAGGTGGCATGCCGGAAATGGTCTTTGAATACATTTTGAAAAAAAACGGAATTAATCCACAGAAGGATCTTTCTATCAACCAGAGTATTGATTTCGGTTCAACCGCTGCTGCATTTTCCGGTGGGCAGGCAGACTATACCATCGAATTTGAACCGAGCGCTACTGCCCTTGAAGCGGAAAATTCCGGTTATGTCGTTGCTTCTCTCGGCGTTGATTCCGGCTATGTCCCATACACCGCCTATAGTGCCAAAACAAGTTATCTGAATGCTAATCCGAACATCATTCAGAAATTCACCAATGCCCTGCAAAAAGGAATGGATTTCGTTCAGTCCCACACTCCGGAAGAAATTGCAAAAGTCATTGCACCACAGTTCAAGGAAACCGATCTCGCTACAATTACAACCATTGTCAGCCGTTACTACGAACAAGACACCTGGAAATCGGATCTGATCTTCAACGAAGAAAGCTTCAATCTGCTGCAGGATATTCTGGAAAACTCCGGTGAGCTGAAAGAGCGTGTTCCTTATGAAGAACTAGTTACGACTACCTTTGCGGAGAAGGCCGCCCACTAAATAAAAGCGCAGACGCTTCATTTTAAGCCAGCGTCTGCGTTCTATTCTTACATTTTAAAATTTATCCTTCTGAAACTCTTACCGGATATATCCCTCCTGATAAGCCTTCTGCTTATTGAATGTGTACATCTCCGCAAAGGATGCCTGTACATACGGATTTACATAAAAAATTGCAAGAAGTCCACAGGTAACCGCACTCAGCAGATACCATCCAAGGAATGACAGATCCATGATAAATGCTTCCATTTTTTCTCCATCCATCATCTGTTTACTGATCTGGAATGCTTCTTTGTAATCCATTGCCGGATTCTCAGCAATAATATATGGCACCATCAGATATTCATAATGCTTAACGATTCCAGGTACCACCAAAAGCAGACTCCAAAGTGCAGTAAATAAATCTCTTAAAAACATGGTAAGAACAATATTAACATAATGTCCGGAACGGAAACCGTCAAGCAATGTTCCGATTCCCGGCTGTGCAGTCTGGTTCAGGATAAAGAACCGGTATCCACCCATTTTCAGGAGATTACCTACAAATACTTTTGCCACAAGGACAATCAGTATTACTACCGTTGCGATTCCTGCAAGCAATCCGGTAATCATTCCCACATTAAATAAATTTCCACTATATATATCTGAATTCTCACTTACCCGTCTTGCACTGGATTCGCCAGAGACTGTGCCAAAGATTCCCATCAGAAGCGCAACTACAACGGCTGACACATAATTCTTCTTAAATGCCATATTACCTCTCATTTTAAGTTCTGCTCTATTCCACATCATATACCTCTCCTCCTTCGAATACATTGATATGATTCTCACTACCTATACTTTATCATCTGTAAATCTGTCAATCACTTTACTGATTTTCTATCTGCTCAGCAAGATCATTCAAGTACACCCATCTGTCCATCTTTTCTTCCAGTGTTGTCTCTGTTTCTTCTTTCTCTTTCATAAGTTCGGACAACTTCACGGAATTGGTGGCATTCTTAACCATCTCCCGATCCAGCTTTTCGATCTTCTCTTCCAGCTTTGCGATATCCTCATCGATCGTCTCGTATTCCCGCTGTTCTTTATAAGAAAATTTCAGCTTTTTTTCCCGCTGCTTCCAGGTCTTTTTGCTGTCAGACTCACCGGTCTGTGCAGAAGCTGCATCTGACATATTTTCTGCAATTGTCTGTCCGTCTTTCGGTTTTTCAAGCTCCACACGGATCAGATAATCGGAGTATCCACCTTCCGACTGACGGATTTTCCCACCTCCATTAAATGCAAAAATACGACTGACAGTACGATCCAGGAAGTACCGGTCATGGGATACAATCAGAATAATACCATCAAAATGATCCAGATAATCCTCCAGGATTGTCAGCGTCTGGATATCCAGATCATTGGTTGGCTCATCCAGGATCAGTACATTTGGTGCTTCCATCAAAACACGTAGTAGATAAAGTCTCCGTTTCTCGCCTCCGGATAACTTTTCAATCCGTGACCACTGCATTGCCCCGTCAAAAAGAAATCGTTCCAGCATCTGGGACGCGGTAATCTTCCCGTCAGAAGTTGCAATGTACTCACCTGCTTCTTTTACATAATCAATGACACGCTCGGATTCATCCATATATTCATTCTCCTGCGAGAAATAGCCAATCTTGATTGTCTGTCCAATTTCAATAGTTCCGACATCCGGTTTTATGATCCCGTTGATAATCTTGAGCAGCGTCGATTTTCCACATCCATTATGTCCAATAATTCCGATTCGGTCTTTCTTCAGAAAAATATAAGAGAAATCTTCGATCAGCTTCTTTTCTCCATAAGATTTGCAGATTCCGGAAAGTTCGATTGTTTTATTCCCCATACGGGAAGCCACAGAATCCAGCATTACTCGCTTTTCTTCCTGAATATCTTTCATTTCCTGCATAGCATGAATCCGGTCAATATGCGCTTTCTGTTTGGTACTTCTCGCCCTTGCGCCACGGTGTAGCCATTCCAGCTCCGTACGCAAAAGGCTTTTTCTCTTACGTTCTGTGGCAAGCTCCATGTTCTGACGCTCGGCTTTCAGACGCACAAACTCGGAATAATTGCCTGGATAGTTATATAATTTCCCATGATCAACTTCCACGATACGATTTACCACACGGTCCAGGAAATAACGGTCATGCGTAACCATCAGGATCGCTCCCCGGAACTGGATCAGATATTCTTCCAGCCATTCGGACATCTCATTGTCCAAATGGTTCGTCGGTTCGTCAAGGACCAGAATGTCTGCCGGTGTTAAAAGTGCCCGGACAAGTGCCACCCTTTTCTTCTGTCCGCCGGACATATGCTCAATCTTTTCATCATAATCGGTAAATCCAAGCTGATTCAGCATAGACTTTGCTTCTGCCTCGATCGTCCAGCGGTTCAGCTCATCATAATTTCCTTCTGTTGCCGCGCGAAGAATTGTTGTTCCTGCTTCAAATACCGGCGTCTGCGGAAGATAGCAGATCTTCACCTGATTCCCCATGCTGATCGTTCCGGCATCACTTTCTTCGATTCCGGCAACGATTTTCAGCAAAGTGGATTTACCCATTCCGTTGACTCCGATCACACCGATTTTTTCATTTTTATTGATTCCAAATCCCACATCATCCAGAAGCACACGATCCGTATAGGCTTTGGATACATGTTCCATTGTCAGTAAATTCATATATTTTCCCCTGTGATTCTCTGTTTTGTCTTTTTCCATTATAGCAATTTGTACGGGTGCTAGTCAATCCAAAGTATCTCACCCGGCACCGATTCTGACACGCAAAAAGCACAGAATCCTATCCGTTACCGGACAGTCCCTGTGCTTTCACATATCCCCATATTCTTTTTATCTTATGATGTGAGTGTCAAAAATATATTTTGCCGCTCACTGGTGTAATCAGATTGCTCCATTGCTAAACAATTCCCGCAATCCTCATCTTATAAGAAAATATATTTCAGGATAAACAGTATCACCAGTACATACATCAGTACACTGATCTTCTTTTCTTTTGCTTTTCCTGTAAGTACGTTGATTACTACATAAGAAATCACTCCCATGGAAATACCTTCTGAAATACTGTAGCAGAATGGCATTGCCGCGATACAGATAAAGCACGGAATTCCTTCGCTGTAATCACTGAAGTTAATTCCTGCCACATTGCTCAGCATATAGAAGCCGACGATGATCAGTGCCGGAGCTGTCGCAAAGGACGGAATTGCAAGAAAGATTGGTGATAAGAAAAGGGAAATTCCAAACAGGATCGCTGTTGTCAGGGATGTTAAACCTGTACGTCCTCCTTCTGTTACACCAGAAGCACTCTCTACGAATGTTGTTGTTGTAGAAGTTCCAAGTACTGCTCCAACTGTAGTTGCAACCGCATCTGCCATCAGTGCCCCTTTAATTCTCGGAAGCTTTCCGTCTTTGTCAAGCATGCCTGCCTTTGTAGATACACCGATCAGAGTTCCGAGTGTATCAAAAAGATCTACGAAAAGGAATGCAAATACTACAACAACGAATTCCAGTGAAAATACATTCTTAAAATCAAGCTTTCCAAATACCGGTGCAAGGCTTGGAATTGCAAGTCCGGAACTGAAATTCGGAAGCAGACTGTAGAATCCGATCTCCGGATTCGGTACATAAAGACCTGCTATCTGGCAGATGATTCCAAGTATCCATGTGATCAAGATACCCCAAAGGATATTTCCTTTGATGTTCTTAATCACCATGATTGCTGTGATCAGCACACCTATGATTGCAAGAAGTACAGTAATTCCAACGTTATTGAAGCTTGCTTCCACTCCATTTGCCTGATTATATGCATCTACGGAGAAGAGCTGTACCAGAGTAGATCCTCCGACAACGATATTGGCATTCTGAAGTCCAAGAAATGCAATAAATAATCCGATACCAACGCTGACTGCTGTCTTAAGACAAGCTGGGATCGCATTGAAGATCGCTTCTCTGACATTCGTCAGGGAAAGAATAATGAAAATAATACCCTCTGCAAATACTGCAGTCAGTGCAGTCTGCCATGAGTAGCCCATACCAATTACTACAGTATAAGCAAAGTAAGCATTCAGTCCCATACCAGGTGCAAGTGCAAATGGATAATTTGCAAATGCTGCCATACACAGCGTACCGATCAGTGATGCAAGTGCTGTTGCAGTAAAGACTGCCCCCTGATCCATACCCGCTGCGGAAAGAATGCTTGGATTTACTGCCAGGATATACGCCATCGTCATAAATGTCGTAATACCTGCAAGAATCTCAGTTTTGACGTCGGTGTGATTTTCTTTAAGCTTAAACACCTTTTCCAACATATTGTTTTCCTCCTGCTGTCTGTCTCGGATATTCCCTCTCACTCCTTAAAATATCCTCGTACAATTTTCTTGTAGCAGAGAATATTTTAGCAAAAAAAAGAGAGAAAGTAAACACATTACTTTCTCTCTGATTTCTAACTCTTGTTCGCTATTACTGTTCATAGTAGCTGTATACCGCAACTATTTGCTCTCTCTGATCTTCTTTCTGAGCGGAAGTACCATTGCAGGGGATACGGATAATTCGTCTAATCCCATGCTTAAGAATTCTTCAGTCAGTTCGAGGTCAGCTCCGAGTTCGCCGCAGATTCCGATCCATTTGCCTTCTGCGTGGGCATTTTCGGCTGCCATGCGGATCATTGCAAGGACTGCCGGGTGGTGCGGATCGTAGAAGGCATCCAGCTTCTGGTTCTGACGGTCGATTGCCAGCGTGTACTGGGTCAGATCATTGGTCCCTACACTGAAGAAATCCACTTCTTTTGCAAGCTCACGGCTCATCATAACGGCAGCCGGTGTCTCAATCATGATTCCCAGTTCCACATCCTCACGGAACGGGATCTGTGCCTCACG